ATGAAATAGCGCCCTTGCTTGTGCAGTATATGCGCCGATTGATACAACACCCTTTCCTTACGGGATGCCACACCAATGCGGGAAAGTGTCTCACGAACCTTTAGAAAGTCATCTGGTTCGTTGAGAGTAACCTCAAGCATCTGCTCCTGTGTCCAATTAATCTGTTCTTCTTCACTCATTTTCTCACTCCACCTTTATTTAATTTTTGTTTTATGGTGGCGATTTGTTCATCCGTTAGAATATCAAGAGCCTGCTTTGCCTTTTCGTTACTGTAACCGTAATACTCTTTTACATCCTCTAGATTATCTAGTTTATTCGCCTTCAACCAAGGAGTAAAACGTTTCCTTGACCGTACACTATTTAGTAGAAAGTCGAACTGTAGTTTCTTATCTAGATGTGGTAGTTGGTTAATCTCATTCACCAACATGATTGTATCTTGAAACGGATAAACACACTTATTTACGATAAATGGTGGATATTTTTTCTCCCATTCCTCATCTTCACTATCTAGAAGTCTTTCCTTCGTGTGATTGATAGCATTAAGATAGTCTTTCAACTCTGGCATAAAATTGTTCTTCCCTATTCGCATCCTCAATCATGAGAAGTTCATCTCGTATCTTCTCATCTGTGAGGCTCATAATATTATCAAATCTTGGAGATGGAATAACACAGAACATGAATGCCAAGTTCTCTGCTTCCTCACCAATAACGTCTTTCACAATATCTCTATTATCTAGGGATATTGTTTTGGGTTTGAAATATGCAGTTCCATAAACTGAATGAAATAGACCAGCGTCACAAACATGAAGTGGAGCGAACCCCTCATCTAGAATTTTGTATGTCCCAATCAAATGTTCTAGCAGAGTTCGTCCACTATGCATTGTCTCACCGCATCCAATCGACTCCAGAAAGTCAATCTTTGTAGAAATCAAGTCTATCGACATTTGCGGACTCCACATAAAGTTTGAACACTACAACGTTGCGTAGTTCATAACAATACTTAGACACTGGCATCGCTTGATGGTTATTCTTTGCAGGGAAAATCAAAAGACGATTGCCAACATAGTTAGAATATTCTACAATATTTTTCCCTTCATCATCCCAAATCGCAGTACCACCAAGCCACTCTGGTTGCCAGTCCATGCGAGGATAATACATCATGGTGAAGTCACCATCATCAGTATGCATGTGTGGTTCCACACCAAACGTATGTGCGTTCATGTATAGACGTTTCCACCCAACAATATCAAACCGTTCCTTCAGTTTGAGTTTGTATGCAGCTGCCTCCCAAATGGGAAGAAGAAAGTCATATTGATTATTCCGAACCTCTTCCTCATCATGACCACAAAGAACATGCCAATGTGGTTGAATACCAATTTTTTGATTGGAGTGATAATCATACTTCCAATGAGTTTTTCTACTCTCAATATCAATCAGTTCTGCAACATGCGGTTCTAGTAGATTGTCAAAGATTTCACAAATCATTTGAACTTCCCCCTTGCCATAATCTCAGTCAGACACGCCACCATATTAATTTCTGGGTCTGCAACAAAAGCATTCTTATACTGGTATTCACCAAGGATGATAACCACATGAGGAATAGTAGAAGGTTCCAGATAATCATACATGTTATCATAAACAGCACGAAACATAGTGACAGGATCATTATCAATATTATCGACAACCCATTTACGAACATTCGTGAACTCCTTCTTCTTCATCATCCCCATAAGGTCTTTGATGCTCTTCTCACCAAGATTAACGAGAATACCAGCATCAATTTCACCAGAGACAGAATACCTCTGCAACTCATTTAGGATTCTTCTCCAATCAGGAAAATGAGTGTTGATGAGTTCTGCAACCACCTTCTCATTATATTTAATCTCATTCTCTTTTAGAATTGAGACTGCACGTTGAAAGAACTGGTGTGCAAGACTTGCCTTCTCACTTTTGGGAATAGTGAAGTCCACCACACCACACCGAGAGTGCAGGGGTGCAATCAGTTTATTCTTATAGTTACAAGTGAGAATAAACCCACAGTTACTATGAAACTCTTCCATGAACCCACGAAGGGCTGGTTGAGTTGACTGCGGATTTAGATAGTCTGCCTCATCCAGAATAAGATACTTGCGTCCACCCTCAAGAGAGACTGTGGACGCAAAGTTCTTAATCTTGGTTCTAAGTACATCAATACCAGACTCCTCAGAACCGTTGATGAACATATAGGTAGCACCAATCTGTTCTAGCATTGCACGGGCAGCAGTTGTCTTACCCACGCCTGGACCACCTGCAAGAATCAGATTGGAGATATCCTGTTTATTCACATAAGACTGTAGTTGTGATTTTAAAGTCTTAGGTAGAATGCATTCATCAACAGTCTTTGGGCGGTATTGTTCAACCCAAAGAAATGTATCAGGCATTATACTTTGACTCCGGTTCTAGAGCAATCCAGTACTCGACACCTACAGCAGAGTTTACAAAGTGACTGATATTCTTAGATGACACTTCGACATCATACGAACCAGCAATAAGTTTTAGGTTCTCTGTCTTGAACCAGAACTTATAATCCACATCTGTATCATTTGCATCCAGACCAGTTTCATATGCGTTTGCAGTATCGTTCTTCTTGTCAGTAACCATCAGACTACCATTGATAAGTGCCATATCAGGCGCACCTATAACTGCTGCAGCCTTCTGGATTTCATTCAGAGTATCACTGGATAGATTGAATGTCACCTCAGTCGAAGGCATCACAATTGCCTTGGATGGTGTTGTCACAACCTCTGGATCAGAGAACCAGTACTTGAGGTTCTTACGAGAACCCTCTTGTGTGATCGTAACATATGAGTCTTGGAAGTTCAGTTCTGGCTCTTCAAATAGAGAGAGTGCAGATAGAAATTCGTTTAGATCATAGATTGCAAATTCCTGTGGGAACACCTCTGTCACCTCTGCCTGTGCAACGATGTTCTTCATCGCAGACATAGTGGAGAGAGTTTTACCTGTCTTCACCATTAGGTTTTGATTGATTGTAGAGAAGTTCTTTAGAATAGAGATTGTTTTCGAAGTTAGTTTCATTTGTCACCTTCTGTTTCATTAATGTATAGAGCGATAATACCATAGTGAATCACTTTTAGCAAGTCACTTCTGTCTTTACCGTTCTTTTTTCCATATCGTTGTGCATACTTCATGATGTTGCCGATACAGAATCCTTCACCATGACCACCATCAATAATGAACTCTGTAGCCTGAAACTTGTTCTTACTATAGTGTTCATCATACGTTGCGTCGATATACTTCTTAAGTTCATCCAACGCTTTATCTTCATCATACTTGTACGAGATTTTGTTTCTCATTTTTTCTCCATAATAAAATGGTGAGGGGGCGAACCCCCTCACCTGTACAAAATTACTTTACTTCAATAATACGAGGTTTCTTTTCCTCTGGTACTACACGTTCTAGGTCAATGGAGAGCATTCCATTTTCCATCTTAGCACCATTGACAACAATATCGTCAGCGATAGTAAACTTCCTCACGAACTTACGGAAGGAAATGCCACGGTAAATATTACTTGTGTCATCATCAGTGGTATCCTTCACAGAACGGACGGTTAGCACACCATCGGAAACCTCTACTTCTAAATCCTCACGGGAAAATCCAGCTAGTGCCATCTCAATGGCATAGTTGTAATCACCTTCCTTTCGAATGTTATATGGGGGATATCCCGTAGTAGACGAGGGGTTATTATTAACATACCTCTTTAGAGTATCGAACATCCTATCGTAACCTACTGAATAGGGTGTTAGTTGGTTGATGTTGTCGAAAATTTCTAGTGCTTTATTCATTGGTATCTCCTTTAAAAGCAAGATTAATATGATAACCCATTAGGCGTTATCGTTTATTATATATGGGGATTGAAACAAAAATTTCAACCCCCACACATAATTTTTTTAGAAGGCAACTTCCTCAGTATCCTCAGTAGCAGTATCTTCACTGGTCAGGACACCAGCATCAATCTTAGTGTAGAGGTCTATGAATGACACCTTCGTATCTTCATCAAAACGAGCAACACACAGTTCAATGGACTGCATCTTGTCACCAAAGATGGCAAACGCTTTCACAATGTGATCCAGACGCCGAGTTGAGATTACCTCATCAACTCCACCGTCGAAGAACGTCTTGCGAATGACCTCTGCCCAAGTGACAAGGTTCGTTGCGAACTCTTCATCGACAGCACCATACTTCTGCATGGAACCGAGAACAATCTTCTTCTCGATTGCCGCAGAGGCATAGGGCTGTTCCATCGTGACTGCGAACCGCTCAAGGAACGCTTCGTTTAGGATGTTGGTTCCAATGAACCGTCCATCGTCAGAACCCTTACCCTTGGTGTTGGCAGTGGCAATGACGTTGAAACCATCCTTTGGAGTAACCCACTTGTTGATCTTCTTGAGGTAAACACCTTTACCCTCAAGGACCGGCTGCAGGCAGAGCAACTTGTTCGAACCCAGATCACACTCATCAAGAAGAAGAGTGCAACCACGTTCCATTGCTTCGATCACAGGACCAGGCATGAACTTGGTTTCACCGTTCACCAAACGGAAACCACCGAGTAGATCATCCTCATCAGTTTCGATGGTGATGTTGACCCGAATGAGTTCCTTTTTGAGTTTGGCACAAACCTGTTCGACCATCAAAGTCTTGCCGTTGCCGGACAGACCAGTGATGAACATGGGGTAGAACATACCAGACTTGACGACTTTCTCAATCAGGGAGAAGTTACCCCAAGAGACAAAACCTTCGAACTTGGAAGGAACCAAATTCTGGTCATTCATATTTGTTGCAACAAGGTTAACCACAGCAGACGCATCCTCAGTTACAGCAGCAGGAGCAACTACGGAACCACCCTCTGAGGGCAACTTGTACGCATTGTACCCAACAGTGTAGTCCTTACCAAACCACGTTGGGAACGGAACACCCGCCTTCTCGGCAGCCTCCGCCTTCTGTGCCTTGGTAATGATTGCACCTTCACCGAACATTTCGGCAGCGGTATCAACAAAGAGCTTCTTACGAGGTGAGAGATACATAGTAATTCCTTCTGTCTGTTTTCTCATCATATATACATAGTACACTATCGGGGAACATTTGTCAACCCCTATTATGCAACTAATTTCACAAACCGATTCAGTAGGGTTCGAGACTGAACCTTACCCTTAGTCATCTTACCAAAGGCAGACTTGAGTTTTGCCTTGGATGCACCGACCAGTTCATTGTCGAGAGTCTCGTTCTCAACTTCCAGATTACGACCACCAGCCAAGAGGTAGTACTCGTCGTATCCAGTGACACCACCCTCGACAGCAAAGTACTTTTCCTTGTTCACTTTCTTAAGAATATCAGACATCTTATCATCCCAGACATTGATACCAGTGACATACGAGATAGTCCGTTTGTCGATGCGTCCAGAACGACCAGAACCAGCAATGAAGAACCCAACGAGATTCATACCATCCACAGAGTCCTTGAGAATACGAAGCAAATCATTGGTGTTATCGCCGGTCATTTCGTAGGTCTTACCGTTCTTGGGATTGGTGATAATCGTCTTGTATGGACCATAGAGACGACGAGCAACGTCATTTCCATCAACCATATTGTAATCCCGAATGAACTGGTGGCGACTTGAAGCACCGTCTGTCAGGAAAATCGTGTTGACTTTCTGAACACCAGTTTCATTCTTGAACTTGGGAACAATCGTGGTCATTGCCATGATTGCATCGTTCAGCGGAGTACCACCAAGACTGAACTTATAGGGAATATCAACAGGATATCCCTTCTCAGTCCAATCACGATAAATCCAACGAGAGGCAACCATCCAGAGATAGTGCATCATGCGGTTCTCTTCATTGCCAGTCATGTCAGAAGAGAAGAACTCCAACAGTTTGAACTGGTTGTATTCAATCTCACCATACTCGACAGGCGTTTCAGAATTTTTGTCACAGTGACGAGTGCGACCATAAGCGTCAGAGAAGGCATAGACCTTGAAAGGAATCTGTGTCCGGCGGCAGAACCAAACCAGATTGTACAACTGCGAGAGAGTACCAATCAGATTTTCTGCCATTGAACCAGACCAATCCAGAACCATAACCATACCGTGGTTCGTTGCACCCGGCAGAGTCGTTACCTTCTTGAACAGGTCATCATTGAACTTGTAAGTGTGAAGAGCACCCATGTCGAGAGTGCCGGTCTTGGCAGTTGCCGCACGGGCATACTGGTCCGCAGACTTCTTCATCTCAAATTCTTTTACCATGTATGCAACCGTCTTCTTGGACGCAGCCTTGAGTTCAGTTACTTCCTCAAGAGTCGAACGATAGAAGAGTTCATCAGAATGACCATTGTACCAAGAACCAAGTTCCTCAACGCAAGTCTTGAAGGAAACAATGGTATCTGTCGGAATAGGAGCAATGCGACCATACATGCGGTCCTGAGCAGTCTCATCACGCAACTTGTCAATCGCATTGTTCGAGTCTGTGTCAGTCTTGACAGGAACACTACCAGTACCGTCAGACTCGACACCACCCTCAGTGTTACCTACTTCAGTTTCACCATCACCAGTTTCGGAGTCATCATCACCGTTGTTGCCAACAGGAGCAGAGCTGTTACCGTCACCATCTTCTTTACCTTCACCTTTTGATTCTTCAGACTTACCTTCGCCTTCACCTTCTTCAGAAGAAGAGGACGTTCCCTCAGAGGACTCACCAGTTTCACCAGCAGAACCATCCTCACCCTCAGAGTTTTCTTCCTCAGTGGAACGATCTTCCATCCACTTGTAGATTTCTTCTGCGAGAGTCAGAACGTCCTCAGTGGTTTCGAGTTCGTTGGTCTTCTTGACAAAGACCTTCTCTTCATCAGAGAACGTCACACCCTTCTGCTTCTTGAAGAACAGATTGATGCGGTCGATGACAGTGAGTTTAGAAATGTCCTCACCCTCGACATCGAAGAAGTTCTTCTCACCGAGTTCTGCATATCCACGATTGAAGATACCGACAGAGCCGGGATACTTCTTCTGGACCATCTTCTCAATCCGAGCATCCTCAAGAATGTTGACAACACTCTTGTTGAGTTTGCGAGAGATAACCTCTTCCATCATTTCCAGAGGAGTCCAGAGTGCGTGAGCAATCTCATGACATACCATCAGGTCATAGATGTTGTTAGTCATCTCCTCATCTTTCCAGATAGGAAGACCAAGTTCACGACGCTTCACGTCAAAGTAAGCAGTAGGAGTCTGCTTGTGAACCACGAAGATATCCTCTTCTGCGAGGAGTTTTGCGAGTGTTTCTTTTTTCATCATGTTTATATACTACCAGATTCAATCAACATTGTCAAGAAGTTTTTTAGCATTCCACTCTTCTGTCTCAAAGAAACGGATATCTGCATCCGTGGTGAACGGGTCAGTATTTTCGGCAATCGCCTTTTCAATAAGTTCTTCGAGCGTCATGTTTTTTTCCTTAGTTCCAAATTAATTCGCCAGTGACATTCGGGGTCTTCACAACGTATCCAAAGAAGAAACCTTTTGCTTCCTTAGCAGTCTCAAATTTCTTCTCAAAATTGATCTTACCATACAACTTGTATTTGACGGTATATCCTCGTGTTTTTTTGGTCATGTCTATTTCCTTATTTCTCATCATATATACATAGTACACTATAGAACTACATATGTCAAACGAAAAAACGCCCTTTCAGGCGTTTTTTGTATTATTTATGAAATGTGTGACATTTTTGCAACTACTATCACGCGATCCGTGACGCACGTTTCCTAACCTTC